GATGGTCCGTGGAGGCGTCTCAGGCGGCGAAGTAATCGGCGGGTCGTAACTGCGATTTTGTGCCATGGCTCAATCTCCATCATGCTCCGGGCAACGGCGTCGCGGGCGGCGGGGCTTGATCGCCGGGCGGTTGAGCGCCGCCACCGCCGTCCGGTGTACCGCCGGGGGGACCGCCCTGTCCGCCACCTTGTTGCGACATAATTCGCTGCATCAGCGCGTTGCGCATGGTCGAGCGTAGCAGATCTTGGATCTGCGTCTGCTGAGTGCCGGCTGTCGGTGCGCCTTGGGGAAGATGCTTCGCCAAACGGCTGATCGCGTTCAAGCAGTCCTTGTGCTGCTGACTGCCGGTCGCGAGGTTGGGAAGCGAGGCTTGCAGCATATCCACTGCGGTTTTCATCTGCATCAAGCCCTGCGCCATGTTGCCGGGGCCGGGCGCGGAAACCGGCGGCGACATGCGTTGGCGCATCAGGCCGGCGAGAGCAGGAGGAGGTCCGCCACCTCCGCCGGGAGGGCCACCACCACCTGCGCCGGGTGGTCCGCCTCCGCCTGCGTCGGGGGGTGGTGACGTTGAAGGATCTGTGTCCGTCATGGACATGAGCTTCACCCTTTGGGCCGCCCCGCTAGAGGGGCAGGGGGGCTGCATTAGGCCAGCGGGGCGGTGCCTCACTTCCGAGGAGAGGCCGGGGGAACCTACACCCTCACCCGCGCTTTCGTCCAGCCTTCCCGCCGGCTTGCTTGTGCTGACCGATCCCGATCACGTCGCGGATCAGTTCCTCCGACTTCTCTTGCTGCGCTGCTTTGGCCTGATCTTTCTGCCGCTGCCGCAGTCTGGCGAGCAGCAATTCGGCGCCCGGCGGATGCAGCATGTGGATCAGATCCTCGCTGTCGATCGCGCCGGCACGGGCAAGCGCGATAGCGACTTGCCGGTTGTCCTCGGCGAATGCCGGCGAGGCGGAGTGGCTATCAACCTGCACTTGGAAGGGTTCCGGGAGGTCGGCGAGCGTGAACTCGGTGCCCTTATCGGTCGAGTAGATTGACGCGTCCATGGCCTGCATGATGCGCAAGCTCAGATAGCCCGACGTGGCAAGCTGGCGTTCGATGCGCGCTGCTTGGTCGATCAACCGCGGGGAGGAAGTTCGGACCAGGGTTTGCGCATGAACGCCAGCCCGTACACCCGGCTCGCCTTGACCACCCATGATCGGCGAGAACCCGGATGCCTCATCGAATAGCTTGAATAGGAACTCCAGTTCTTCAAGATAGTGCTCAGGCGGCGGCTCGACCAATTTCTGGTGCTTGGCATTCGGGTTCGGATCATTGATGAAGCCGCCTTCGTTGATGATTTTGAAGTACTGATCCTCGGTGACACTGGTGAACCCGGAGAGAACCGACGGCGCGTTGACGTTGCGGTCCCACATCACCTTGATATCGCGCAGCCGCTTGTTGAGCACGTCCTGCAACATCTGCACGTCGGCGACGATGGAGCGGCCCCAAAAGTATCCGGGGGTGGCCTGCGCCTGCACCTTGACGAACGGCTGGTTGCCGGGCACGCGCGAGATGTTGCGACGTTGGTTCTCGCCCTCGATGATGATCATCTCAGGACCGTAGACCGCCTGCATGGTCGTGTAGTCGCCTTGCCGCTTGCTATCCTTGATCCACAATTCGCAGAACTTCACGGTCGGCTGCATGGCCCGCTGGGGCCGCCACGGGGTCGGGACCGGAAACACGTTGACGATGCCGGCCGCCGACGGCTGGTCGCCGCTATCGCCAAGCGGCTGCAAGCCGCCGACGACCATCTGATGGAAGTAGCTCGGTTCTTCCTCATCGCGCTTGGTCGGCGACGCGTCGAGGATGCGTTCGAAGATCGCTTTCTTCTGCGGATGGTCGATCTCCTCCAGCATCGAGCGCAGCCGCGAGATGGTCGGATAGCTGACGTGGCAGAACGCCTCCTGCTCATCGAGGTCGAGCGTGCTCTCGCTCAAGACGCCGAAGTTCTGCGGATGCACGGGCGCGACCTTGAAGCCCTGATCGTGCGGCATGTGCTTGAGCAGGTAGCAGCCATTGACCAGTCCCCACACCACGGCCTCGGCGAAGGTGATATCGCTGTCGCTGTTGCGGTAGTCAGCGGTCAGTTTCTCGCTCATCACCTGGGCGCGCTCCAGCACGTCCTCGGGCTCAGTGCTGTCAAAGAGGATGTTGTAGCGCACGTCGGTCGGCTGCATCAGGAAGCCGGCGAGGCGATCGGCGAATGGTTTGATCTTGTTGTAGATCGCGGCGTTGGTACCGAACGTGCCCTGATAGTAGTATTGATTTGCGCGCGTGTAAATCAATCCTCTTTCCGTCGAGGATTGCATGCACTCGTCTATGACCTCTTTGGTCCACTCTTCGAGGTCAAGCTTCCCTTCCGGAATACGCAACATGCTCCAGCCACATCCATTTGCCGAGGATGAAGCGGTAGCAGCCAAAGTTGAGTGTCGGCAAAGCGCGCGGGTCCTCCGCTACGTAGCTTTCCAGCGGAGGGCTGGAAGAAGTCGCGACGTAGTAGTTCTTGTTCTCCCACGCGAGCACCTGACCATCATAAGGGCCGCCCGCGCAAAAACCTTCGTAGTTCGTCATGTCTCTCACCATAGTTTGATCATTCGTTTTTTACTGTTCTCGATCAGGTCGGGTTGAGCCCCGCTCTTGATGCTCGCTTGTAGCACGTCCAGGCCGCTGCCGTATTTCAGTCGGCTCTGCCGGCCGGCAGTGATGGCGCCTTGCAGCACGTCTTGCGCGGCTGACCATGTCGAGGCCGGGACGGTTGACGACGTATCCTTGTAGCGCGTCTTGGTCACGTCGCCTTGCTTGCGGCCGACTTGCATGTCGCTGACGTGGTAATCGTTCGATGCGATATCCTCGGCGATCGCGTGCGCCCGGCTGGTGACAGATCCGCCGAGTGCGACCGGCTTGAACTCCTGTCGCATCGCCCGCTGCGCGCACATCGGGCACGGCGGCGGCGGGTCGTCAACCTGATCCATCGACAGGGTCACGTCCATCATGTGGAAGCAATCTTCACACGCGTAGGTGCGAACGATCGGCATCAGCTTGTCAATTCCTTGATGGCCCACATGATACTTTCCTCAAGCGAGGTTATCGCGAGCGCGTGGTAGCGTCCGTGCCCGGCTTCATCGATCAGGATTTCCAGTTCTTCCGCCGCCGACTTGATCTTGTCGTGCAACGCCTTCTCGGGCTCGGTCAGCGCGCGATAGCGCGGCCGGAAACGTGAAGTCGGCATTTTCACATCGCTACTCTGGCGTCCGTCGGTTGGGCCTTCATAAACATTCGGCATGGTTCGCTCCTCCTAAAATTTCTCGTGCCGCTGCCGCGACTTGCGATTGATCTCCGCCATCTTTTGCGAAAACGCGAAACTCAGCATGGTGCCCGGATCTTGCGGCGGTCGCTCGCCCTTCACGCTGTCCCATGTGAGGTTGCGCGCGATCAGGCCGGGACGCCGCCATTCCACCCACGCATGATGCGCCAACACCAGCGCGCTGACCAGATCGTCGTTGACCCCGGTGTCGGGGCCGGCGCCGACCCACCCGGCATCCTCGATGATGGCTTGCAGCTGCTCCACCAGCCGAGGCGAGCGGATCTCGATGCGCCGCAACATGAGGCTGTCGCGTAGCTCGCTGTAGACTTGGTGCTTGTTGTCCTGATTGGCTTTCCAGGCGATGACGTTGCCGGCGCCGCCCAAGGTGTCGGGCCGCTTGTACAGGAACCATCTCACCGCGCCGATCATGTCGAGAATGCCGCTCGTGCCCGGAGCGCCTTGCAGGATGCCACGCTCGGCGAGTTGCCGAAGATTGCGCACTTCGGGGATAACGGCGGCACCGACGCCAGTCACTTCGAGGTTGGCAAGGTGGTCCCTGTAGGCACCCGCCATGTGCGCGAGCACCCATGCAATCTGATAGGTCAGCGGCTTGTTGGAGCGGAACTCCGCCACCTGCACCACGCGGTCGGCGTAGTTGCGCAACACTTGGATCGCGTGGTCGTTGGCGTCGCCGCCGCCGCCGCCCGACGGATCGACGCCAATGGTGTAGACGCCGTCGGGCTCGGGCGGCTCGTAGACGCGGAGCATGGCTTCGTCGCGGTCGGTCGTCTGCTCGATGTGCGAGCCGAGGAAGTCTTGCTCGAAAATGTACTTGTAGCCCTTGTACGGAGCGCCCTCCGCCAGCTTTTCGCCGATCTCCAGCGTGCGCGCGGCGGGGAAGAAACCCGATCCCGACGCGATGAAGCATTCGCGCTCATGCCACGGATAGTGCCGCAGCATGTACTCCTCGGC